CCTGGAGACTGGTTATCAGCTAGCGCCATCGATCTTGACGGTTCTAACGAATATCTTAACATGAGTGATCATGGCGATTTTGATTTTGAATACGATGACACATTTTCATTATCGGCCTGGGTGAAAACTACAAACACTGGGGACGAAACAATAGTAAGTAAAATGGGGTCTGCAAATTCCTATCGAGGCTGGGATTTTAGATCTTCTAGCGGTCGACCAAGATTCCGACTACAAAACACCAATGGATCGAAGGCGATAGATGTTCAGAGTGATGATACAGATGATCAATTAAATGACTCCCTTAGTCATCATGTGGTAGTTACTTATGACGGCTCAACTAACGCATCCGGTGCTAAATTATATATTGATGGTAATGTCAAAAGCAAAACCACACACACGGATAATCTTGGAAATGATACAACAGTGAATGCAATTGATGTAAATGTTGGACGCGCAGATTTTGGAAATTATTTTGATGGTTATATATCACATGTATCAGTTTGGAATAAAGAATTAACTACTGCAGATATTACAACTATTTATAATAGTGGAAAACCTGGAAATTTGTCATCGAGTATGGCAGCTTCATCATCTAATTTAATTGCATGGTGGAAGTGCGGCGATGGAATTAGTGGCTCTACCGCAGACAGTTCAGATAGCAGCGATTCAGACGCTCGTATATATGATATGGGAACTGGAAGTCATCATCTGACACCAGAGAATACAGAGATTTATGATATTCGTAAGATTTAGAATTTTATAAAAGAGGATATTAAATATGGCAGAAAAGCATTCAAGAATAACAGTACCATCTTCTCCAAATTGGCAAAAGTTTTTACAGCAATTGTTTAATTTTGTGCATAGCACACAAAGTGGAATTCTTAGATTTGCTCAATCTACTCACGATGGTAGCACTTACGCCGTAAAAACGGGCACTGGATATTGGAACGGCAGCGACGATTTATCATCAAGCGGATTTGGAACAGATGGAAATTACATTGTTATAGAACCGGTGAATGAATATCCCGGAGGCGGTAGATGGCAAGCGAAATTTGTAGGCGTTGACGTGTCGGATGATGAGGTTAACGAACTAACAGTGGAGGTATCATGGTCTGGTGGATATAGTACCGATGGCGATGATTTTGCTGCTGCAAACTTAACTACGGGTGCTTTAACATATGCAGCGGGATATTATAAACCTGTCGCTGGTGACAGTTGGTACTTTTCTTGCTCCAATAACGATACATACACCAATTCCGCTGGCACACAAACATACACTTATTTTAGAATACTACTCTATAACGCTGGCAGTAGTGAAAATAGTAAATTTGAAGGGACGTATGTTGGAGGATATATTCCAACAGAGCCGGATGATGACACAAAGCCTGTATGCATATTTACAAGAATCATGGCTGGTCAGAACAGCGCTGCATATTGGTCAGACACGGACGGTACTCACTGTCTCGCACCAGCTAACTATACTCACGCTTCAATTAACGGAAACGTGACAGTTTGCATTCCAGAAGCCAATAACGAAAAATATTTCTGGCATAGTTTATCTAGAAATGGAAGATGGGTAAATGGGCCATGCTCAGTATTAGATACAAGCAACAGCACAACTTTAGGCGTTTTTGGTGAAAATACATTACTTAGGGGCACCGGCAATAGTTATCAACGCGCAGACGGAGCAGCAGATAGCACTGGAAAATATAAAGTGGCTGCTGACTTATTATTTAGATGGAACCCATCGGCATAAATATGAAATTAAAAAATTTAGATAAAATAGCTAAAATTGAAAAAGCCATGGCCAAGAAATATGGACATGAGGCAATTGCAAATCCTAAGTCTTTTTGGACAGAAGAAAAGGAAAAGGAATATCTTGAAGAAGTCAAGGAATTTTACAAAGAAGAATATAAAAGAGGCGAGCAAAAAGAGAAAGTCGAGAAAGACGGCTTTTTCATACCAAAGAATCTAATTACTAAAGAAATTAAAAGAAAGTGTTCCTCTTGCGAAACTCTCTCTTTTAAGCTGAAAGACGATTTGTATATGAATAAGTTTGATTGCTGCTTTACTTGCTATTTAAAGTACGTTCAATTTAACGAAGAAAAATGGCTAAACGGATGGAGACCAACTAATGAGAATGAGAATAACAAGAAAGAATAGACGAAAAAGAGATCCACGATATTTTTTACATGAGAATTTAGATCTAGAAGGTGGATCCGAAAATGAAGATTTTCCACCGAAAACTCCAGAACTAGAAACTTCAATCGATCCGTCCTCAAGTCCGTCGAAAATTGTCTCCGATCTTACATTTCGAACAGTCGCTGGAGTAGAATTTGGAACTGATTATGCTGAAGATCCAACATATGCTCCGAAATCACAAGGCGGCGAAGGGTTGGGAGATAATGAATATAATATTAGAGGCCAGTACCTCGTATATCGTTTAGATAACAATCTTAGATTTATTGATTTAGATAAGGCTGGAGCAAAAGAGCGACATTACGATCAATTGCATAATGATTTACAAGCAGCTGGATGGGAAGAAAAAGAAGATGCCGCTATTCCCACACCAGAAGATTACAGGGGGGTAAAATAAATGGCAACTGTATATGATATAATAAAAGGAATCAACCAAGCTGCTGCAAATGCTTATGATGGGTCACATGATAAGAGATTTGTTGTTGATGGCGAAGATAAACTAACTGGCTTAAAAAGAGAAGAGGGTTGCCCACTGCACGACTCTAGAGTTATTGACGGGTTTAAAGTGCGTGTTGCTGGCCCAAAACTTATTGTTACTTACCAATCAGAATTGCCTCTTAAATCTTTTCACAATGACAAGTTGGATAGTGAAATTGAACAAACTTATGCTGATATTATTAAATTTCTTAAGAAAGAATATAAAAAGATCACTGGAGATACACTAACTCTTAGCGCCGATGGCCCTTGTGATGTGCTCTTACAGAATATGTCTCGAATTCGAACATGGTGTCAGGCTAAAAAGGTTTACACAATTGGTGGCATGAAAGATGCTGAAGCGGTTGGAACAAATTCTCCTGGTGATGCAGAAGAGAAGCTTCGTTCGGCTGTTGAAAAATGGCTGCAAACTGGAAAAGCAAAATATTCTGGAGCAAAAAAACCTAGCAATGTCAAGGCGTAATGGGATACAAATTAACAAAGAAGGATATCTTAAAAGAGGTATTGCAGTGCGGTAAAGATACGCGCTATTTTATACGAAATTACGCTAAAATTCCACATCCAGGCCATGGATTAATCCCTTTTAAAACATACGATTATCAAGATAATTTGTTGGATGAGTTTAATGATTATCGTTTTACTGTTATCTTGAAAGCTCGACAGTTAGGTATATCTACAATTGTTGCTGCTTATATTGCATGGCTTCTTTTGTTCCATCGCGATAAGAATGTCCTTGTCGTTGCAACTAAATTAAACACAGCAGCAAACTTAGTGAGAAAAGTTAAGGGAATAATCAAGCACTTACCGGATTGGCTAAGAATAGCTAGTATCGACATTGATAATAAGAACTCTTTTGAATTAAGTAACGGATCTCAAGTTAAGGCGTCTTCCACTTCTGGAGATGCTGGTCGCTCTGAGGCATTATCTTTATTAGTTATAGATGAGGCAGCGCACATTGACAACTTAACAGAATTGTGGACAGGCCTTTACCCTACAATTTCTACTGGTGGTCGCTGTATTTCACTCTCAACTCCAAATGGTGTTGGTGATTGGTTCCATGACACTTACATAAAAGCAGAAGCAGGGCAAAATGAATTCTATCCAATAAAATTAAATTGGGATGTACACCCAGATAGAGATCAAGAATGGTTTGAAACAGAAACTAAAAATATGAGCAAGAGACAGATTGCCCAAGAATACCAATGTAATTTTAATACTTCAGGTGAAACTGTTATTGACGGCGATGACATTCAACTCTTAAAGGCTAACATTGCTGACCCAAAATACAGAACTGGAGTTGATAGGAATTATTGGATTTGGGAAGAGCATCAGCCTGAAAATACCTACCTTTTAGTGGCAGATGTTGCTCGTGGAGATGGCGCAGATTCAAGCACATTCCATGTCTTTAAACTAGAAACTATGGAAATCATTGCAGAATATCAAGGAAAGGTCACACCAGACTTATTCTCTGATATAATTTTTAATGCTGGTCGAGAGTATGGAAATGCGATGGTTGTTGTAGAAAATAATAGTGTTGGCTTTGCAGTATTAGATAAATTGAAGGACAAAGCTTATCCTAATCTTTATCATTCTATAAAGTCTTCTCACGATTATATTGACCAATATCAGGCTGAAACACACTCTTCTGCAATTGCTGGATTTACTACTTCTTTAAAAACTAGGCCTCTCATTGTCGCCAAGTTTGAAGAATATATAAGAAATAAAATGTTAACTATTTATTCTAAAAGGCTAATTAATGAGTTAGACACTTTTATATGGAAAAATGGAAAACCAGAGGCTCAAAGAGGTTATAATGACGATTTAATTATGGCTTGCGCAATTGGTTGTTGGGTACGTGACACGGTACTTATTGAAAATAAAAGAGATATGGAGTATAAAAAAGCATTTTTAAACTGTATAATGACTAATAAGACTCATATAGACTCTAGAATACCGGGAATGCAAAAGCCTAGACAAACAGAGTTGTTTGAAAAGTCCATTGAAGAGAAAAAGAAAACGAAAGAATTTCTTTGGTTATTAAAAGGATAAGATAAATGGATCCAAAAAGTATAAAAAGCACCAAAAATCCTAAGAATCCAGATTCAAATTTATATAGAAGATTAACTAAATTATTTTCTGGACCCCTGATCAACTATCGTTCTCAAAATACGAGACAATTAAGACGAAGAAGATTAGATAAGTACGCGAAAACATTTAAAGATGTCGCTGGTCAAAAGTTTGAAAGGATTGGTTATAATCCTTTTGATAACTTCTCTGCCTTTATGATGGGCACTCAGTCTAGATTACAAAGATACGCTGATTTTGATCAAATGGAATACACACCAGAAATTGCTTCGGCTCTAGACATCTACGCAGATGAAATGACTACCCACACAGGAATAAAGAAGATACTTGATATAGATTGTCATGATGAAGAGATAAAAGGAATCTTAGATACTTTATTTTTTAATGTTTTAAACATTGAATTTAATTTGTTTGGTTGGTGCCGAACGATGTGTAAATACGGAGACTTTTATCTCTATCTAGATATTGATGCAGATATGGGTATCAAGCAAGTTATTGGACTTCCAACTGATCAAGTAGAAAGAGTTGAGGGTGAAGATAAAACAAACCCCAATTATGTACAATACCAGTGGAATTCTGGTGGAGTGACTTTTGAAAATTGGCAAATGGGCCATTTTAGAGTTCTTGGTAATGATAAGTTTGCCCCATATGGAACTTCTGTTCTAGATTCAGCCAGAAGAATTTGGAGACAACTTATTCTTCTAGAAGATGCAATGATGGCATATAGAATTGTTAGAGCACCAGAAAGAAGAGTGTTTAAGATTGATGTTGGTAATATTCCACCACAAGATATTGAACAATATATGCAACGTGTTATTACTTCCATGAAGCGCAATCAAGTTGTTGATGCTGACACTGGAAGAGTCGACTTAAGATATAATCCAATGAGCGTAGAGGAAGATTATTTCATTCCTGTGCGCGGTGGCGTAGGAACAGAGATTCAATCTTTACCTGGGGGGACTTATACTGGCGATATCGACGATGTTAAATACCTGAGAGACAAGTTGTTTTCCGCATTGAAAGTACCAGCCTCTTATTTGTCACGTGCTGAAGGTGGAGACGAAGATAAAGCGACGTTAGCTCAAAAAGACATTAGATTCGCTAGAACAATTCAAAGACTTCAAAGATCAGTTACAACTGAGTTAGAAAAAATTGGTATTATACATCTTTATACACTGGGCTATAGAGGTGATGATCTTTTATCTTTCAAGATTAAATTAAATAATCCGTCCAAAATTTCTGAACTTCAAGAGTTGGAGCATTGGAATACTAAATTTAGCGTTGCAGCACAAGCAACAGAAGGGTTCTTTAGCAAGAGGTGGATTGCAAGAAATCTATTTGACCTATCAGAAGAGGAATTCTTGAGAAACCAACGCGAACTTTATTATGATAAATATTTTGCTCAGTCTATAGAAATGTTAGGCCAAGATGCCATGGCCGCAGGAGGAGCCGCAGGTGGAGCAATGGGCGCTTTAGGTGGCGAAGAAATGGCTGGTGGCGAAGATATGGGAATGGGCCCAGAAGATCTTGGCGGTGGTGAAGATATGACTGCACCAATGGAAGAAGCGCCACCAACAACTGAGGCTGGGGATGAAGATACTGCGTTGTTAGCCGCACCAGGAAAGAGAGATGATGATCATGCGTGGGTAAAAGCCAAAGTTAAGAAAAATGCTTTCGGCGCCGTAGAAAAAACTAAAAGCGCAAAATCGAAAGGATGGTATGAACCAGTGACCACAGACAAGCGCCAAAGCGGAGCAAGAAAGCGAAACATGAAAGCGAAAGATGCACACGAATTTGCTACGTTACCGAAAAGGCAATTGAAAATGAATTTGCCTGACGGTGCAGATGAATTGCTTGGTCTAGGAAAAGGTATTTATGAGTCAAAAGAGACTAATTACAATGATGAAGAGCGAAAGCTGTTTGAAGTAAGCCAAACAGTGAGAGATCTATTAAACGATTTGGAGCATAAAGATAATGCCTAAACATAATAAAAAGAGAAATACCGCCTTTCTTTATGAGGCGTTAGTGCGTGAAGTAGTTAAGCGGACTATGAATAAAGATACAGCCGTCAGAAATAAAACTGTCGCTATTTTAAAAGAAGCTTTTAGTGCTAAAAATGAATTAGGGAAAGAACTACGACTCTTTAAGACCTTAATGGAAACAACAGGAGTTTCTGCAAGGATTGGCGAAAAATTAATTCAAGAGACTAAAAAGGAATATAAGAATCTAAATGAAAAGAAAATATTCTCAGAACAAAGCACATTAATTAAGAAAATTAATAAAGAAATTTCTAAATCTGTGTTCTCCAATTTCGTTCCAAACTACAAAGACATTGCAACTCTTTCGCAGATATTTGGCGAAGATGTAGGAGTTAAACATCGTGTTGTTTTAGAGGAAAAGGTCTTGTCTAAGATAACCCACAAAAAACAAAAATATGAAAAAAATGATAAAGTAAACAATCTTGTTGTTAATAAGTTTGTTGAGAGGTTCAATAACCAGTATAAAACAACCCTATCAGAAAATCAAAAACATTTGCTTAATAAATATATTTTATCATTTTTAGATAACGGTGTTGACTTGAAATTATATATAAACGAGGAAATAAGTCGACTTAAAAGTATTATTAAAGAATCTTTTAATTTAGAAGAACTAAAAAAAGATAATAAGATGCTCGATAAAATGAAGAAAGTACAAGAGCTTCTAGAGTCTTGCAACAAAAAGCCTTTAGATAAAGAAATGATTCAAAACATCCTTAAAGTACAACTAGTTGCCAAAGAGGTACAAAGCTAATGGCAGCGTTTAATGTAAAGGTTGAAGGCCCAAGAGGCACTTTTGAAGATGTGCCACCGCCTCCCAAATTTAAAGTTAAGGTGGAATCACCAATTGCAGCAAAGGTAAATTTAAAGGCCAGAAAAACAATGGATGGAAATATATTAATAGTTGACCATCCAGAAATAGATATTGTTTTATCGCCTTCGCAGAATAAAGTTTTTGCTCTATCTAAAAATCAATATGGTGATCATGTGTACGCAACACAGTCCAGGCTATTTGAACACTTAGCTAAAAATGGAGTTGTCGATGCATCTACAATTCATGGTGGAAATATATTTGGTTCTCTAGAAGGTACTATAATGACTCCGTTGGAACCCGCAAAGGTTGATCCAATTCAAATGTCTCTATACACTGTAGTTTCATTCTTGTTAGAAGAGAAGCCACATTATCTCGCAGTTCAGCAATATAAGATTGATTTTGAAAAAGATCTTCTTGATCCTAGCGAGAAAGATTCGACTGAACTTGGCGAAGTACCACACGAACCATTTAAGGGCACTGTTAACCAATTTACTGGATATCCTGCTCAATATGGTTTAACAGGCTTTACTGGGTATTAATATTAATTTAAAAAGAGATATAGAGGTTTAAATGGATTTATTATATTTTGTTCTTGCTGCATACGGCATGACCCAAATAATAATTTTGGGATCAATATTTAATAAAGTACGCCCTTCTAAAAGTTGGCTCAAGGGTTTTGGAAAGCTTTTTCATTGTCCAATGTGCATGGGCTTTTGGGTTGGTGTGTTTTTGTTTGGAATTAATGGTTATACAGAACTATTTACATTTGAATACAATTTAGCGAATGCACTTGTATTGGGGTGCTTAAGCTCTGGTACGAGCTATTTGTTAAGCGTATTGGTTAATGATTTTGGGTTTAAAATAACTCATAAAAACGAGGGAGATTGTTATGTTGACTAAAAAATGGAAACTACAGCCCGTTCGACGTTGTTGCAGCGGCTCTAGTATCGGGCGGCTTGAGGCCGCGTAAAGGAAGGGAAAAGATGTCTAAAGGACTTTTAAGAGAGTATTATGAACTAAAGTGCGATGATCGTGGCTGCAAAGATCTCTTGAATGAGAGCGAAAAAAGGATGATCAACGATGGATTTTTGTTGTTTCCTGCAAAGTTGCAGCAATGTGATGTACAAAATGGGAATGGTAGAGTCTACGGTCGACAAGTTTTAGAAAGAGAGATCGAAAACTATGCGAAAATGGTTGCTGAAGGTCGCGCTATTGGCGAATGTGACCATCCGGACGATAGTGTGATAAATCTTAAAAATGCTTCTCACAAAGTTGTTAGAATTTGGTGGGATGGAGATGACGTTATAGGGGTAATTCAATGCCTTAAAACCCCTTCCGGTCAAATCCTAGAGGGCCTATATAAAAGTGGCGTTAAATTTGGATTCTCTTCCAGAGCCTTGGGCTCTCTAGGTCCATGCCCAAGAGGCACCGGAGCACAGATGGTTCAAGATGATCTTCAATTGATTTGTTTTGATGCTGTTTCCGAACCTTCAGCACCAGAGGCATATATTCTAGATCAAAAAGTAAAGATGTATGAAAACGTAGAAAAAGATTTGTCTAAAATTTTTACAAAAGGTGATAGAATTAATAGAGCTTTAAATAATATCTTTATAGGGTGATACATGAAAAAATCAGAATTAAAAAATGTTTTAAAACCATTGATTAAACAATGTGTTAAAGAGGTGCTATTAGAAGAGGGCGTTTTATCTAATATTGTTTCTGAGGTTGCAGTTGGGCTTAAACCACTATTAACGGAAAATAGGAATTATAGTGCTGAAAAAAGCGTTGCGACCTCTAATCAAGATGCACTTCTACAACAACAAAGAGCAGAACTTGAAGAAGAGAAGCAGAGAATGATAAAAGAACAAAAAAGAAAAATTTTAAATGCCACCGGATTTGGTAATGAAATTTTTGAAGGCGTAGATCCAATTTCTTCTGTTGGTGTTCCTGATGAAAGTCCATCTCACGGAGCGCTATCAGGGATTGACCCTAAAGACCCAGGAGTAGATATATCTGGTATCATGGCTCTTGGTGGCCACAAATGGAATAAGTTAGTTTAAAGGAAATAAAATGGCAAAAACAATTAATGTAGAAGTTAAACCGAGAGACAAAAACGAACATCCAGAAAGAGTGATAAAAAGATTTATGAAAAAAGTAAAAAATAGTAAAGTTTTAGAACTCTACAAAGAGCGAATGAGATATGAGAAGCGTTCTGACAAAAAGAGAAAACAAAAGGCAAGAAGAAAAAAACTTTTAGAAAAACTTCACAATCAAAGAATTAAGGAATTAGGAAACTAATTAGAGTTAAAAGGAGCAGTGAAATATGTCACATGAAATAGCAAATCCCGGACGTTCACCAGGGTTGAGAAATGTTGGTTCTTATCAGGCTTCGGGCCACCCGTTTGTTTATGGGGCGACTGTGGCAGACGGTGCAGAAACAAAAGTATCATTTCCCTTTGTTACAAAGTCGATAACGGTGATTGCATCAGGTACGACTAATGACCCTCTTATTGGAATTACATTTAATTCAACAAGTAGTGCTGGAAATGTAATATCAGGAAAACACTATATTACAATGGACAGTAGCGGAGATAGTATGACCTTTGACGTTAAATGTAAAGAAATTTATATTCACGCCAAAAACGCCACTAGCGGTTTCGAAATGTATGCCTCCTTAACTAATATTCCCACACATAGCATGTATGACCTCACAGGTTCAGGACTCACTGACTAGTGGGTTTTCATAAGGCCATCGCTGGTAAAATAAGAGCGGGTGGCAAAACCGGCAGATCTGGATTTGGCAGTAGCACTGGAGGCAGATCACGCCGTTGGGCCGGAACAATCCCAACCGCTTACTGGAGAGTCCAAGGAATTGCTGCAGACGCAACCACTCTCCCAGATGTATCAAAAGCAGGTAATGATTTAGATGGCACTTTAGCTGGAACTGTTGATGAAACGGGCGCTGATGCCACGTGGAATACAACTACAACTGCTAATGGCAGCAACCAAAGCCTTCGTTTTAACGGCACTGACAATAAGGTGACAATAGCTTATAACGCAAAGCTTAAGCCCGACAATTCGATTAAAAAGCTGTCTGTTTCTATGTGGATCAAGACTGATCAAAATAGTGATTATCTGATGGTCACCGAAGAAGACGCTCATTCACCGACTGCCGGTTGGTTTTATGGCGCAATTGGCGTAGGTACAACTAATAAAGCAAACGTTTATTGGAATACTGCCGGTAGTCCTGGCTGGAAAGCTAGCACAACATCTGTACAAGATGACAATTGGCATCACATTGTGCACGTATATAACGGAGATGCAACAAACGAAATAAGCATTTATATCGATGGCGTTTTAGAAACTGAATCTGGCGCTCAAAGTGGCAATTTTGTTCTTGGCAATGTACCAGTATTGTTAGGATATCGCCGCCATTCAGGCGCAAATTATTATAAATATTATATGGATGAAATAGCGTACTGGACAGATATAGCTCTCACTGCAGATCAAGTTACAGACCTATATAATAAGGGAAAAGTTCAAAATTGTTTTGCAGGAATTAGAAAGTCATAATATTAATGTATGACTGAGCCGTTCCCCTCTTTAAAATATAAAAGTCATTTACATGTTTGTCAAACTATTTATTCTTGAAAAACTGTTTTAAAGGAGCAGAAGTATGTCTAATATGTTGGAACAAGCTATTATCGATGCCGAGTCATTAAAAGAAGCCGCCCGTCAAAGCGCTGAAGAAAAAATTGTAGAGCACTTTTCGAAAGATATTAAAGAAGCCGTCAATATGATCTTGGAACAAGAGGAAATGTTTGGACTAGGAGATTTCGGCACAATGGCCGATACGCAAGCCTATGATCCAATGGCAGCCGCAATGCCAGCAGCCATGACACCAGCCGCCCCTTCAGTTGTTGATGTCGAGGCAGAAGAAAATACGAAAGATAATGGTAAATTTGTTGTAGATCAGTTGCCATATGCGGCAACCACAGACAGTAAAACATTTGTAAGTATCGACTTGGACCGACTTGAAGAGTCAATAAGACAAGAACTTGACGAAAACTCGATGGGAGTTGAAAGCTTGGAAGAAGAGTACGATCTGGAAGAAGCGCTTCTTTTTGAAGAGCCCGTACCTGAAGACGAAGATGACGACGATTCCGACGTCGGAGATGAAGATGATGATTCTGTTAACGAGAGCATTACACAAATGATTAAAGATGTTTTGGCAGAAGAAATGAGTGATCTTCTGGATGAGGATGAAGAGGAGCATATGCCACTCTTAGAAGAAGAAACAGAGGAAGAAGAAACAGAGGAAGACACAGACGACAAAAAAGAACTCACTCCTGCACAAAAGAAACTTCCTCAAGCATTACAGGATAAAATCCTTAGTGAATCTAAAACACTTAAAACAAACAACAAATCTCTCTTAAAAGAGCAAAAGACACTTAACAAAAAAGTCCATTTACTAGAAGAAAAACTAGAGAAATATGGCACAGTCATTAATAAGCTTCAAGAGAAGCTTAATGAAACTAATTTGGCAAACGCTAAATTATTATATCAAAACCGCGTTTTGGATAGCGACTCCTTGAATGAGCGACAAAAAGATAGAATTGTCGAAACTATCATGAATGCAAAAACAGTTGAAGAAGCAAAAATTATATATGAAACTCTTCAAAGTGCAGTGGGAGCTAACTCATCTAGACGTAAGCCAAAATCACTGAACGAAGTTGTGACTAAACGCTCTTCAGCCTTTATGCCTCGCAAAGAGGAAAAAAGGGTAGATCCCTTTACGGCAAGAATGAAAGCTCTTGCTGGAATTAAGGACTAGATTTTTTATTTTATAAAGGAGGAGAAAAAAACAATGTCTATACTTCAAAAATTAACAGAAGGTATCGTTAATCGCGATATGAAGAAGGAAGGCGCCGCTCTGCTTAACAAGTGGGGTAAAACCGGACTTCTAGAGGGTCTTGGAAGTGAGAGTGCTAAAAACAGTATGTCTCGTCTTCTTGAGAACCAAGCAAAAGAGCTTCTTAGAGAGGCTTCCACGATGGCAGGTGGTGATGTCGAGGGCTTCGCAGCAGTCGCATTCCCAATCGTTCGTCGTGTTTTCGGTGGCTTGATCGCCAATGATCTGGTCAGTGTCCAGCCCATGAGTCTACCTTCGGGTCTGATTTTCTTCATGGATTTCACTGCTGGAGGTGACCGCCTGTCAATGAAGGGCCCTGAGGGTGCCGATTCACTATATGGCGGTGGCAAAGTCGGTCAGGAAATCACCGAGGGTGTAACTCTTACGGGCCGAAATGCTGAAGGCAGCTTTTATGAGCTTAATAATGGCTATTCTTCGCCAACCGGTTCGACAACGCTTGTTCACACAATTGTTGCCTCTGGTACATTTGGTGCAGATCCAGACACTGGTTCGGATTTATCGAGGGCTCAAGTTGAAGAGATTCTTCAATGGGATCCTGCTGTTGTTTCTGGTACAACCTCATACGCAATTGCTGCTGTCGAGCTTACTGGTACTAGTAATGATGTAGATCAGTTCAATTATAAAAACTTGATTGCACTTGTAGCCAGAGATGGCTCCAATGATCCTGGTACGTATGACGCCAACACCCCTCAAGCTCGTCGTTTGACTTGCTTTGCTGCTGGTACCGGCTCAGAGGGTAAATCTGCCACTCAAACTCAAAGACTTCTTGTCGTTGGTTTGCGCGACAATTCCACTGGTGCTGCCGTTGAGGCATCAATGAACACAACTGAAACTTATGAGTTCCCGTTGACTGACAACTTTGGTGGTACAGCCGCCGCAGGCGCCGGTCAAGCGATTGGTGCGGTTGTTGGCGACGATACGTGGGGTCTTGAGAATAACGAAGCCATTCCTGAGATTGATCTTAAGGTAGATTCCGTGTCCGTCACGGCAATCACCAAAAAGCTCAAAGCAAAGTGGACTCCTGAACTCGGTCAGGATCTTAATGCTTATCACAACCTTGATGCAGAGGTTGAGCTTACTTCAATCCTTTCTGAGCAGATTGCTCTTGAGATTGACAGAGAGATTCTTGAGGATCTGATTAAAGGTGCAACTGCCGGTACTTATTACTGGTCGCGTTCACCTGGGCTGTTCGTAAATCGTACAACCGGTTCTGAGATTGGTGCATCTTCGGCTGCTCCTGACTTCACCGGTACTGTTTCTGAGTGGTATGAGACACTTCTGGAAACGGTTAACGATGTTTCAGCACAAATTCACCGCAAGACGCTTCGTGGTGGCGCAAACTTTATTGTTTGTAGTCCAGAGGTTGCTTCGATTCTTGAGTTTACTGCTGGTTTCCGTGCATCGGTTGCTGTCGATGAGAACAAGGGCACTGCAGGCGCTCAAAAGGTTGGTTCGGTTAGTAAGAAATGGGACGTTTACGTCGATCCTTACTTCCCCCGTAACGTGCTTCTTGTAGGACGTAAGGGCAATAGCTTCCTTGAGAGTGGCTATGTATACGCACCTTATGTACCGTTGCAAGTTACTCCCACTATCTTTGGTACGGAAGACTTCGTACCACGTAAGGGTGTCATGACTCGTTACGCCAAGAAGATGGTTCGACCTGATATGTATGGTCTGGTTGTTGTTCGAGGTCTCTTAGGTGAGGCTGGAGCTACTGCCTAAAAACTAATTTAGTTTAGTTTTAAACTTGACCCCGGTTTCTTCGGAGACCGGGGTTTTTTATTTCCCACAAAGTAAAATACTTTCAAAAACAGCGTTGCTCAAATTTTGACGGCCCCAATTTTTTGAGATTTTACTTTTTAAGGAACTATTTATTATAATCAAGGAGATTCCCCATGGGCAAGAAAAGAAAAATGATAGCAAAAACTCAGAAATATGGTAAAAAGTATGCTCAACATCCAGCTTTGAGCACTCAGGAAGTTGAGGTCGAGGAAGTTAAATTTGAGCCGATTGTCAATCCGACTATAGAGGCGCCTAAAGAGAAAACTGTCAAGGTAGAACCAAAAGAGGCTCCAAAACCAAAAGAGGCTCCAAAAAAGACAACCAAGACGACCACAAAAAAGAAATCAATGTGGCCCAGCGCTAAAAAAAGCACAAAGACCACTTCTAAGAAATAACATTTAGTTTTTTGTCTCTCTCTCAACTATTTACTGAGAGGAGATCAAATGAATGGCCACACCCACTTTAAGTCCAGTTTCACAAACCAGCGCAGTTGTGCTAACTACAGGCAGCGCTCCGTCTGACGTTGAAGATAATACTAGTTTACCTTTTGGGCTGTATTCAAATACAGCATCCGGTCTTTTTTCTCAATATTTTTGCTCTGGAGCCGCAGAACAAGTATCCTATACATATAAAAAATTAGGTGGCGATGTTTTAGACATTGAGTTGACTGATAACAATATTTATGCAGCTTACGAAGAAGCAGTTTTAGAATATTCTTACATTGTTAATATACATCAGGCTAAAAATGCACTTTCTGATCTTCTTGGGGCTACAACTGGAACATTTGATCATGAGGGTCAACTACAATCTGGAGATTCCCTAGAGGGTACAAATGTTAATTTAAAATTCCCTCGATTCGAGTTTGCCTATTCTCGTCGAGTTGGATATGGAGTTGCAACTGAGATTGGTTTTGGTGGAGAGGTTCCAATTTATTCTGCTTCTTTTGATACAGTCACTAACCAGCAAGACTACGATTTGCAACAAATAGTTTCTTCATCTGCAGCAAATAGTTTATCTTTGCCATATTATGGTGAAGTGGGCGATAAAAAAATTAATATAACGAAAGTTTATTATAAAACCCCGCATGCAATGTGGAGGTTTTATGGGTATTATGGTGGTATAAACACAGTTGGCAACTTGGCTAGTTATGGTCAGTGGGCAGATGACTCAACTTTTGAAATCATACCAACGTGGCAAAATAAGTCACAAGCTATGGCTTTTGAAGATGCCATTTACACCAGAAACAGTCACTATTCTTACGAGATTAAAAATGGAAGACTTCGCCTTTTCCCATCTGCTGTCGAATCGAGCCCAAGCAAAATTTGGATAGAGTTCTTTGTGGATTCAGATCCATGGTCAGAGCCAGACACAGAAGGGAGAGGTGGTAAATCTGGAATCGATGGTATTAATAATTTAAATACACTGCCTTACGAGAATTTACCTTATGAGAATATCAACTCTATAGGAAAGCAGTGGATTAGAAGATTTGCCCTATCTCTCTCTAAAGAAACATTAGGAAATATAAGAAGTAAATTTGCGACTATACCAATTCCTGGTGATAGCGTTACTTTAGACGGCCCAGCGCTCTTATCACAGGCACAAGCAGAGCAAGAAAAGCTTAGAGAGGAATTAAAAACAACTCTAGATGAACTAACATATCACAAGCTGATGGCTGAAGACGCAGCACTTATGGAGTCAGTTAATACAATTAATAAATTAATTCCTTTAAAGGTATTTGTGGGGTAATTTAAATGGCAGACGCAACAGACAAAAATAAGTGGTCACAACCTGCTTCACCTCCACCTCCATTATTTTTAGGAGAGAAAGAAAGAGATTTAGTAAAGCAGGTTAATGATGAACTAATTGAAAGAGTTGTTGGCCAAGAGATAATTTATTATCCCATAAGCCTGGAACATACCAATTTTCACCCGCTATATGGAGAGGCTGTAGAAAAAAGCTTCCTATCTCCAATAAGAGTCCATGTTTTGGTTGTGTGGGAAGGCTATGCCACCACAGTCAGCAATTTGGGTATTGATAAGAGATTATCTTTGACAGTTAATTTTCACAGAAGAAGGCTTACAGAAGACCAAGACTTATATATTCGAGAGGGTGACTTTATATTGTATGGTGATGACTTTTTTGAAATTGCAACAATTGACTACCCAAAGCAGATATTTGGCCAAGGCCATGATGGTTGGGAACGAATATTCGAAGCTCAGGCCAAGTGTATAAAAGCAAGAGAAGGCACGTTTGATGCTAGTTAATTATAAAAGGGATTAATATGGAAGAGTACACAATATCAAGAAGTGACGGATGCACCGCAACTGGAACAAAAGTTGATGGTAAGGTAAACGGCACCGTGACAGTAACTTTCCCTAATGGCGTAATTAAATTATTGGGTGATTATGTGTATAACGTACCCGTTGGTTTGCACCAAGAATGGGATGAAGATGGTGATTTAGTTACCACATCTTTGTACAGTAATGACGGCAGACTGCTTGAAGTGGATGGCAAACCCATTCCAAATGACGAGGAGCAACCCTAATGGCAACTATTACTGTTGGTAGCGGAGGAGACCACGCATCTATACAAGCTGCTCTCTCAGCAGGAGCAGTCAGTAATGGCGATACAATACAACTTGTCTCTGGGTATAGTGTGGATGAGAGGATACAACCCAGCGGACTTGATAGCATTACTGTAATAGGAGACGTTGAAAATCCTGGCAACTATGATGTCTATTACAGTAATCCCGGCACTTCTTACGGTTATAAAACCATAGATATGAACAACTGTACTAACTGGACTTTTAAAGGATTTAAAGGGCGATATACGGGAGATTTCTCCACCTCTAGTGGTTTTTTACACGGTGGATATGGTGACAACGGTGGACATCTTCTCGAAGATATGATAATTGAGACATCGGGATATTATGGGGTGTCGGGCATGGGCGACAACACAACTTATCGCCGCTGCAAGTTTGACGGATCATTTCACACTGCCGCCGACAACGCATACTTATTAGGTCCAGATTCTACTAACGCTTCAGGGTCTCTTGTTGAATCGTGCTTTGTTTTAAACGCATCTTACATATGTATCTACTTAGGCACTAATGGCAACCCTGGCCCTACGATAAAAAACACTACCGTATACAATAACCGCACAGCGGGTAATGCTTCGTCTATAGGTATATATGTATTAGGCGATAATGCTAAAGTCTATAATACAACGGTGGGTATGGATTGTCTAACTTCCGATGGATTTACAGGTGACAAAGCGCTGCTCTATGGCAGTCCGACAACATCAACAGCTTCCCATTGTGTCCTTTGGGGGGCGCGTTGGTCTTCTGATAACATTAACACTAACGTTGGATCGACATCCAATATAACAAAAGGTTCTGGCGTTTCTTCAAATGCTGTAGTATTCAACAGTGTTGCTAGCGCTGACTACACTCCGTTCAGCGGTTCGGGCGCTTTGTTGTTTGAAAAGGGAAGTTCAACATTCGCGCCAACATTAGGTCTTGCTCGTAATTCTTTTAGAACACCACCCTCAATCGGTGCATATGCGTACTATGTGGCACCTGCTAGCGACCCTAAGCGCAAAACCAATGGAAGTAAAATAAAGAGAACCACTGGTGTTAAAGATGTCGCTAAGGAGCTAGAAAGTAGTAATAAATTTCTAGATGAGTTTTTTGTAAACCCCTCCAATTTCGAAACAATTGATTACGCATTTTATGATTTTATTAATGATAAGATGCAAATTAGAGCAAATACTAATAAGGGGTGGAAAAAAGTAACTTTAGTCTGGTCTTCCCCAGAGAGGGTTTATTTTTCTAAAAAAGATAAAGATATATATGATATTGATGGCACCCTTATTTACCCTATTATAAGTATTCAGAGGACTTCCATGACAAAAGATCTAGCCAAGAAGGGTAAATATTTTGGTGCACCAACCCAATTTACAGATCCGATAAGAGGTGGTAGAATTGCTATTTCTCAAAAAATAGTTAGCGATAAGACAAATAATTTTGCCATAGCTCAAAATATAAGAAAGTTTAATAATGTAAATCGAACACCGGGAAGACAACCGTATTATCCTCTAGTTGAAAAGAAAAATAAGAAAGTTGTAATAGAAACCCTTTCAGTACCACAACCAGTGTATGTGAGTATGGGTTATCAAGTTACCCTACAATCAAACTATCAACAACATATGAATCAAATGTTACAGCCATTTGTGACGTTAGGCGGCCACATAAATTCCTTTTTGATAGAAAAAGATGGCCACAAATATGAAACGTTTTTACAGTCAGATTTGTCGCAAAACAATAATATTTCATCATTCGATCAGGAGGAGAGAGTTTTTCAAACTACTGTTAATTTTGAAGTACTTGGTTATGTCATAGGCGAAGGAAAAAACCAGGAGAGACCAAAAGTTACTAGAAGAGAGAACGTAGTAGATGTAAAATTGCCACGCGAGCGAGTTATTTTGAGCGATGAGCAAGATTTTGACCCAAAAAGTGGATTTTATAGAGATTAAAATTATAAAAAGGTTTTTGCTTTATTGGACTACTATTTATTAAAGAAATAACGCCCTCTGTTTAAAGGAGAAACAGTATATGTCTTATAAGAAATTTAAGTTTATATCGCCGGGAATTTTTATCAATGAAATTGATAATTCTCAATTACCCGGATTGCCGACCGCTATTGGACCCGCGGTTGTTGGTAGATTAGAGCGAGGCCCCGCACTTAAGCCCGTTCAAGTTAATTCATTTTCGGATTTTATAGAAGTTTTTGGTAAGCCCATTGCTGGTGGCAAAGGTGGTGATGTTTTCCGCTATGGAAACTATACTTCTCCCACGTATGCAGCATATGCGGCACAAGCATGGTTGCGCAATAATTCTCCTATAACAATGGTTAGACTTTTGGGGCAAACACACAAAGATGCAACTAGCGAAGGCTATGCTGGGTGGAAAACTGCAGACAGCGTTGGGGATAGCGCAACGGGCGCCAACAACAACGGCGCATATGGGTTGTTTATTTGCGAAAGTGGATCAAGCACAATGTTTAATTTGACTAGCGCTGCCGAGAATACATATGCTACCCGCGGCGCTGAGGGTACCTTAGCAGCAGTTTGGTATCTCACAGCAGGAAGCATCCAACTTTCTGGAAATGTTGCTAGCTCTGGGACTACTACTTCAGCTAGCTCTTCCGCTTTTACCTTTTATGAAGCCGCAGACACAGGGCCGACATTTAAGGCGATAATTAAAGATGGCAGTGGTAACAAAGTTATCGACTCTTCTTTCAACTTTGACCCCGATTCTCCACGGTTTATTAGAAAGGTTTTTAACACAAACCCAATTAAAACGAATAGTACAATTGTCGGCAGCGACAACGACACAAATTATTGGCTTGGAGAATCATTTGAGGGCCACGTTCGAACTTATAATCATTCGGGATCCCAAATTGGATTTAACAATCAAACTGCAGCCAAAACATATGGCGCTATTATGCGCTTAGGTACACCAGATGGTAGTACCGATGCTGGAGACAACACAATGTCTCCAACCAAAAGTCCTAAACAACAAATGGCAAAAACTGGATGGTTTATTGCTCAAGACTTATCTACTACATTCGATGAATATGACGCATCACAGATGCAAAAGTTGTTTAGGTTTGTTAGTCGTGAATTGGGTGAAGAGACTCAACGTAAAATCAAAATAAGCATTAAAGACCTTAGAGCATCAGACCCTCTAGACTCAAATCAATATGGCACTTTCACTGTTTTGATTCGAGACATTGCAGATACTGACGCTAGTCCAACAATCTTAGAACAATACAATAATTGCAACTTAGATCCCGGTTCTAGCAACTATATAGGTCGCAAAATTGGTAATAAGTTTACTGAATGGGATGATACGGATCGAAGATATAGGTCTTTTGGCGACTTCGCTAATGTCTCTAACTACATTTATGTTGAAGTACATAGCGATGTAGAGCGAGGCGTAGCAAATGAAAAGTATTTGCCCTTTGGTGTAATTGGACCACCTCGCTACGTTGGCTGGGGTACGACTGCAAGCGGCAATATTTCTCAATATGGCGCCACATCTTCTATCTCCGGCGCCGCAGGCGCTTTTGTACAAGTCGCCGTCAGTGACCCACATGCAGGCACGAGTGGAACAGCATCGTCCGGAACACTTCCGGGAGGCACCTTAGACAACCTTATTCTTAATGCTCAATTTAAGTTCCCAGAATTAAGACTGAGAGTTAGCTCTTCGGAGGGCGCCTCCTTAACAGATCCTAAAGACGCCTATTTCGGCGTTGATGTGTCCTATAATGGTTCTCGCGGCCTAGACCACAGTACTTTTGACGTACTTCGAACCAAATGTGTGGACTTAACTTGGGACGCAACTTCGGGCAAAACAGAAGATATGTGGTATTTCTCGCTCGATGATGTTCGAAATGTTAATGTGACCGATGCAAATTATAGTGGGAGTTATAGCACACAAGCTGTGTGGGCTTCCGGCTCTAGACATGATGGTCTTTCCTACACCGCACACACAGGCTCAAAGGATGCAACAACTGCTGGCCCATCTGCCGCTAGTTACCTCAATGTTATTGATGACGATAATGGTGGTGACACTGCAGGGTGGAAACAGTTTACTACTTGTTTGGCCGGTGGCTCTGACGGTCTAAATATCAAGGAAAGTGATCCATTTAGAAATACCGGGTTAAGTGGTAAAACTGAAACAGACAGTTCAGCCTATAATTCAGTTTCAGTAGCTATCGATTCTTTGAGAGATTCGGAAGTTGTGGAATACAACTTGTTGGCAATGCCAGGACTTACAGACAATACGCTTAATAATAAGTTGATTGATATGTGTGAACTGAGAGGTGATGCATTGGCAGTTGTTGACTTGCATGGTGGCTACACACCACCACACGAGAGTAGTGGAACGAGAACTGATCGCAAGGGCAATGTAAAAACCGTTGTGAGCAATAAGAAAAATACGCTTCAAGTTAATAGCAGCTATGGATGCGCCTATTACCCATGGGTACAAATTAGAGACACCATTAACGGTGTTACTCTTTGGGCGCCCCCTTCAGTTGTCGCCTTGGGTGCGATGTCTTATGGTGAGGCAAATTCTCAGCTTTGGTTTGCACCTGCAGGCTTTACAAGAGGTGGCTTAAGTGCTAATCGTGCTGGTGGTGTACCTGTTGTTGGAGTTGAAGAAAAGCTCACAGTTAAGCAACGCGATAGGCTCTATGAGAACCAAATTAATCCGATTGCTTCTTTCCCAGCAGAAGGTATCGTAATCTTTGGGCAGAAAACACTTCAAGTGAGTGCATCTGCCTTAGATAGAATCAACGTTAGAAGACTGCTAATCTTCTTGAAAAAGCAGGTTTCTAGATTCGCCTCAACGATTCTTTTTGATCAGAATGTTGATGTTACTTGGGCTAGGTTTAAGTCTAAAGTGGTACCATTCCTATCAGATGTTAAAGCTGGTCTGGGCTTAACCGATTATAAAGTCGTGTTGGATGAAACAACCACAACACCAGATCTTATGGATAGGAACATTATGTATGCGAAAATCTATATTAAACCTGCGCGTTCAATTGAATATATTGCAATTGATTTCATTATTACCAACACAGGAGCATCTTTTGAGGATTAAAAATTCAACTTAGTTCTATTTAATTATAGAAGGAGACTTTAAGCTAATGACAATTCAACAAGATCAATTCTGGAGCGCCTCTACGGTCGACCCAAAAAGAAGTTATCGGTGGATTTTGCTTTTAAACAAAATTCCTACATATGTTATTAAAACAGCTGGAAAACCGAGCTTTACCATTGAGGGGATTCAACATCAATTTGTTTCTCACACTTTTCACTATCCTGGGAGAATCCAGTGGAATGAACTTAATATAACATTGGTTGATCCTGTTTTTCCGGACGCGTCTGCTATTGTGGTTAAAACTCTCCAAGCCTCTGGTTATGCCATTCCTGGTAAATATACCGATGCAAAAAGATCTTTTAGTAAAAAAGATGGTGTCAAAGCTCTTGGAGTGCCTCAGATGGAGCAAATTGATGCAACGGGTAACGTCATTGAAAGGTGGACGCTCCAAAATTGTTGGTTGTCGGCTGTGAATTTTGGGGAACTTACATATGAAAGCGACTCAATGATCAATGTCCAATTAACACTTAGATATGACTGGGCTGAATATGAAGGACAGCCAGATCCGAAAGCGGCACTTCCGATTCCTGAGAGCGTTATGACTAACGGCATGGATCAGCCTTCGACGATTACAAACTATCAAACTGAATTGGGACTCACACGAAGCCCATCAGCAGGTCTCGCAACTTAAAAAGTGGAGCACCCTTAAATTATGCCTGAGTTCCCAATGTTTAGTCCAAAAGCTTTTCAATTCTGGTCTAATAGCGAAGCGCGACCAAAAAGAGTTTTTGAGGCTATTTTGATCTTTCCAGATCTTATTTTTGGCGGCGATGGCTTACAAAATATTGAACCCTATTTAATAACATCTTTTAGTCGCCCCGGTTATTCTTCAATTGAGGCAACGACCGCAGAATATCAGTTAAAATCTGGTGATTTTGCGAAAATTAGCTATCCGACACAGGGTTTTAAAACAAACCCTCTGAAAATTACGCTTTTGGATGTTGTAAATCACAACAAAGGTGCGAACACTGCAGCTGCCGTGCATACATCTTTAGTGCTTCAAGGGAAAACTAGTACATTTGCTGATAGAACAATGCTGGTACGGGAAGATCAGCCACCGGAAGTGCTCCAAACATCATGGATGGAATACCCAAGAGTGTTTCATATTATTGAATTTGATAATGCTGGTCGCACCGTTGGAGAATGGATAATAGAAGATCCAGTACAGACATCAGTTAGTTTTTCCCCTATAAATTATAAAGGGTCAGGCTTTGGCACTATTGATATGACTTTTGAATATAAGAATTTTGAATATTTAAGTTCATGGGGAGATCGCCTTTTGTCCGAGAGATCAAAGGATATGGGTCGAGCGTGGAATCCCTACTCAACAGCGTTGGATAAGGCAGCAGACTGGTGGACAGATAAGATGAACTGGACTAGTATGTTTGGCGAATCAAAAGAAAAAGCTTAAAATAAGCAAATATATATAATATAATTTAATTTAGTATAAAGAGAGGTTAATATGGCTAATAGAAATGAAGGTCGCTTAAGCGCAGCGCCACCGGTAGATCTACCACCTTCACAGGAGCACACTCCAAGCGCCCCTAATGTACCACAAACATTGAACTTTATTACACCAACAGAATTTGTTGAACTTCCTAGTGGTGGAAGTTATTATCCACCAAATCACCCGCTTCACAATCAAGAGGTTATTGAAATCAAACACATGACAACCAAAGAAGAGGACATATTAACCTCTCAAGCCCTATTAAAAAAAGGGCTAGCTTTGGATAGAATGCTTGAAAGTATTATTGTTGATAATCGAGTTAGAGTCGATGATTTACTTCTTGGGGACAAAAACGCCCTTATTGTTGCAGCGCGTTCCCATGGATATGGCATGTTGTACGAAACGACCGTCAAATGCCCTTCATGTGGTGAGAGTCAACAATATAATTTTAATTTGGGCGCCCTGCAGTCTTCTAAAGTTTCTGAAGAGCTATTGGAAGAAAAGGGAATCAGTCTTACTGAGAGAAATACTTTTTTAATTCCAATTCCAGAAACTGATTTTACTGTCGAGGTAAGGCTTTTAACCGGATACGACGAAAAGAAGATCAATGAGACCATTCAACACAAAAGAAAACGCAACTTTCCAGAAAGCCCAGTTACTGATTTCTTGAGAAGCTTAATAATTTCAGTAAATGGTGTCACGGAGCCTAATTCTCTAAATGGGTTCATTAATACACTTCCAGCAATTTATGCTCGCTATATTAGGAAAACTTATGATAAGCTAGTTCCAAGCTTAGATTTAAGTCATGATTTTAAGTGTTCACATTGCGGTCACAGTGATTTACTGGAGGTTCCGCTTAATGCGGACTTTTTTTGGTCTAACTCATGAGTATATTCAAAGCATTTATGAACAATTTTTCTATATGAAATATTATAGTAATTGGTCGTTAATGGAATTGTATAATCTTCCTGTTGGGCTACGCGGTTGGTATTTTGAAAAGCTTTTGAAACAGAAAGAAAAGGAAGCTGAAGCCAAAAAACAACCACAAAGACGCTAGCCTATATAATAATAAAAAATTACACTGCTTAACTATTTATACATGTACAGGTTTGTAGGGAGTATTTTATAGTATGTCAGACAAAACTCTTCAAGAGACGATTGCGGCCCTGGAAGAAGCCAATTTAGAAAATTTGGTGGATTCTCTGAACAGCGCTGCGGATGAGGTGGCTCAAATTAAAAACGCCACTGCTGACTTTGTGACCCAGATGCGCGAGGGAAAACAAACAGCCGAGGCAATGAAGCAAGTCATCAAAGACATGGGCACCGACTTTGTAGATCAAAACGACAGCGCCCAAGTACAAGTTCAAATCTATAAGCTCTTAGGAAACCAACTAAAAGCAAACAATACAATAAGCGCAGAAAAAAAGAAGCTCTTATTAGAACAAATAGAAGCAAATGAGAATATAATCGCTCAGACCAATACACAAGTTAGTGGCCAACAGCAGCTGCGAACCGCACTCACCAAAAATGTTCAACAGACTAAACTTTTTGACACCGCCATTAGGTCAACAGGCAAAAGTTTTAGTAATGCGATAAATCAAGGCGATTTGCTCACCAGCACTCTTGCTAGGGGAGTCGATGTCCTCACAGACAAAACTGCCAATTTTGCTGGTCAATATGAAAAAGATGTAATGGATAAGTTTCCACAGCTAGCTGGTTTTCTTGGCGCTGGAGTAGCCCAAAACGATAAGTTAGCTGGTGCTATGATGAGTTTAGCAAATACTGTAAAATCCCTATATATGGAATTTAGCAATTTAACTACAGGGTTTGTTGAATTTACTGGCCAAGTAATAAAGGGTGACGCAGCAGTTTCTAATTTTACTGGTCGTGTTATAAAACTTCAAAGAAGAAATAGAATGCTTGGCGTGACAGTAAAAGATGTCACCGAAGCATATACAGGGCTGACAAAGGCCTCCAGAACTTATGGAATGTTGTTGGGCACTAACGCAAAAAGAAATATAGCTGCAGCAGATCAGTTAACAGAAATGGCCCTAACATTTAAAAAAGTGGGCTTAGGAACAGAAGGCTTCGGTAAAGCAGTCGATGTTTTAGGAAAAACTTATCGTCGCAGCGATATTCTTAAACAAAGTAAGCTATTGGGAGCCGAATTTGTCAACATTGCTCGTGTAACTGGCCAAAGCGCCGACATGGTAAGTAAAAACTTTGACTCGGCAATGAAAAATTTAGCAGCATATTCACTACCCAAGGCCAAAGATGAGTTTAAAAAGCTCTCTATCATCGCTGCTACGACTGGAGTGGAAATGAGCAAGGTTATGGATGTTGCATCAAGATTCGATGACATCGAAAAAGCAGCAAATGCTGTTGGTGAATTGAATGCAATGATGGGCGGTCCTTATCTCAATACTCTAGATATGGTCAATGCCTCTGAATCAGAGCGTATTGAAATGTTGAAGGACATGATGACCCAAAGCGGCGAAAGCTTTGCTGAAATGGATAGGTTCAAGAAAAAAGCAATTGCCCAGTCGGTGGGTATGGATGTTCAAGCCGCAGCTAGAATGTTTGGGGCCCAACAAGGTGAAATTGATAGTGCAACTCAGGCTGTTGATAAAAATGGTGCCTCTTATGAGAGATTGGGTATGGCAGCATCAGCATCAGCAGTATCAATCCAAGATCAAATGGAGGCGACGAAACAAAGTACATTTTTACTCAACAAAGCATATACAGAATCTCGCAAATTGATTAACTTAGTCAACAGACAAGTAACTAAGTTGGGTGACACATTTAGGAGAGATATTGGTGGAATAGCTGTAGGCTCATTACAAGCGATGCATAAAGAGATAAACAAAGTATTTACAGCGCTGGAATCGGGAGACAAAAAAGGCGCCTTGGAACAATTTGCGAAAATTGCTGGCGCCTTCGCCATCGCGGGAAAAGAAGGTGTCGTATCTGGAGTCATAGCTAAAACGGCAGCCGAACAGTCGACAGGTCAGGCGCCAAATCCGCTAGATCCCACTCCAACACCAGTAGAAGCCACCACTGAAACACCCGCTGCCGGTCCTCAGATCACGCCAGCGCAACCGCAAATGACCCAAGCAAACCAAAATATGACGGATATATTTATGGGCATGGACACTATTCCCAGCCCATATGCTCAGGGCCCCCAATTACAGGAAGTAGCTAACGCAGTATCTGTAGCTGTTGCAGATGCGATCAAGAACCAGCCAGCGCCTAATGTTTATTTAAATAATGATTTAGTAAGTATGCATGTTACGTCGCTAGCTTAGTTAACTTAAAAAGGAGAATTGATAAAGAAATGGATTTGAAACCCCTAGAGAGCAAAAATATCAGAAAAAGCGGCTATAAAACGTTAGATATAGTCCCCTTGCACATAAATCATCCTGGTATTTCGTTACCTGTGGAAAATTTAGATATTAGTCAACAATTTAGCCCCTCTTATAATAAAGAGGAGGTTTATGGTCGTATGGACCCAATCGTTACTTACAAAAACACAGGTCGTTCAATGAGGTTCTCTTTTAGCTGTCAAGCTCATCACTATTTTGATGGAAATCTAGGAGTTTCAGATAATGTTTATCAGATAAATTTATTAACGCAATTTCTTTATCCAGCGTATCAGTCGACCGACTCAACTAAAAGCCTTTTGAGATCACCTCCCTTTTTTAGAATTAGGTATGGTAGTTATGTTGGAAGTTATAGTGGTACTGGCGTTTCCACGGGCTTAACTGGCTATATAACTGGCTTTAGCCACCAATTGGGTAAGATTGCAAGAAATATGGCATATGCCTCAACTGCAGAGGGCAATCATTTAGCAGTTCCTCGCGAAATAAAAGTTAGCTTTTCCTTTGAAGTAATACACGATAAAGATGTTGGTTGGCGCCGCGCAGGAGAAAAGGACAAATTTAGTATAAATGGCTATGATGGGGAATTTCCATATCGAAGCGGCTTTAACAGTACTTCCGCACCAATTGAGACACCATCCGAAGATGACCCACCAACTCAGAAAGAAAATGTTGACGAGGCTAGCGGAGACGGAAAACCTGCAATTAAAGCCTCTGCGGAAAACAGTCCCGAAGAAGAAAGTAGCACTGCCAAAAAGGGCGCGAAATCGGTTGGAAAACGAGTGGAAAGCAAAAATACAGAGCGTATACTCAGTCCCAGCCATGACTATGAGGGCGCTGCGGGATTGAAGGGCCGTAGCACTTATAGATTGGATAAGATATAAGGTGAGAGGATAAGAAATTATGGCATACAATTATTCAAGATATCAAAACATTCCGACATTTAAAAATGTTGATCCAAGCTATATAAATCAGTTTACTGCTAGGAAAGTCAACAATGTTGTTCAACACACAACAGTTGAGTTTGGTTGGTCTCCTGATTTTGATGTTGAAAAAGAATATTGGGGCGTTGGCTTTCGCTTCTATAAACTAGCAGATAAATATTATGGTGACACATCTTTGTGGTGGATTATACCTTGGTTCAACCAAAAGCCCTTGGAGAGTGATTTTGAAGCTGGAGATCCAGTGTTAATTCCTCTTCCATTGGAAAGGGTTTTAAGTTTTTTTAGATAAAGAATAGATGGAGAAAAGAGTTAATAATGGCTAGAGATTGTGGAAAAGGAAAATCAGCAAAAAAGGCAGTAAAGCAAACTTCTAAAAGGCCCTGGCTTAGACAGGGCTATTTAATGGTCCGTGCGCCCTCTCTTGTAAAACCGTTGGAAGAGAATCATAAACAAAGCCCCTATATAAAACAAATTTTTGTACCAAAGACGGACGGATCCTCTACGATTAATATGCTAACAACAAACCCTTCTGTGCTTTCGTTCTTCAATGGTCGGCCCGTTGATTATAGTCAATTGGTACCACACATTGAATTATATAAAGTATACATACACAATAAAGAAGAAATTGAAGAGTATGAATTTCCCTTTAAGAGCTTTTCAGATTTTACAAAAGATTGGCCTTCTCCTATGAAAAATATTCTTTTTAGGGGTCGAGATGCAGGTATTCAATCAATAGATGTTAAAATGGAAGGTCGAGGAAGAAACCCAGTATCTGCAAATGTGATGGACATAAAAATTAAATTTTTCTTTAATGACACTTTGACCTTGTTCAAACGCCTTCCAAAAGAAATAAAGGGACATTCAGTTAGTTATTCAGATTTAATTAGATATCCTCCCTCAATGCAGGGTTCTGCAACTGGCTTAAATAGCAAAGCATTTAGAATAAGGCTAAGATTGGGATGGTCCATGTTAACTGGAGAGGGCTCACATATTGCTTCACAACCGAATTCCAAAGACTTTGTTAGCGCAGTTCAGGACAGTAAAATTTCAATTACTGCCGACTTATACACTCACCAAATGGAATTTAATAGTGACGGCTCTCTAACCATCACCGCACACTATAAGGGCGCCCTAGAATCTGCTTTTTCCTCACAGGTTTCTAATATACTTAGAAATCAAGGGGGAAACAATGAACTGAACAAAATGAATGCAGCTATTAAGCGAGCGGAAGATTCTCTTCTCCGAATAAAACTTGGAGAACGTTACAATTATATTGAGTCTACTGAAAAATTAGCAGAAGAAACAGAAAAACTTTATAAATACAGAGATATGTTAGATAAAGCAGCTGAACAATCAAAAGATCAGTTTCCCAAAGATTTGCTTGAGCAATTCAAAAAAGTAGAACAGGCTACAAACGCTCTTCGTAAAAAATATCCAGGTAGCAAATCACCAATCCAGGCGCTAACAGCCGCAACTAAAGACACTACTGCCGCTCAAATTAGAGATGAGTTAAGGAAGATGGATAATAACCTTAAGGCCGCTGAGAAAAGGTCAAAAGCCTTAAAGAGTGCAAAAGCGAAAGGTCGCTCCACAAGAAAAAAAGTAGCTGCTCAGAAAAAAGCGATCAAAGCACTGAAAACGTCAAAGAGCCGATATGAACGGGCGATGAAAGGTAAACATCTTTTTTCTTATGTAGAGTTTTTGCGAACTCAAAACAAAATAGCATATGTTACAACAGGTAGAAAAAGCGAGTTTAATACATACGTCGACATGATAAACACAGCAATCGAAAAGGGAGGATCGGAAAGTTCAGCTGAAAAAATTAATAGATTGCAGGGGGAGCTAGAAGGAGATGAGCCTAGATCAGAACATAGATATCAACTTGAGCTTGGACCCATGTGGGACGAAAAAGAATACCTAATGGAAAAGTATGGCGACTTAGGAGTTGACACTGTTTTAAGTCTGCAAGCCGGTATGTCACTCTTAAGAGATGATTTGATATCAGATGCGCCTGAGCCCGACACCATTCCAGAAAAAGCAGCTACGAAGATAAAAAAGAAGCCAAAGCGCAGACGAAAAGGTAAGCGAAGAGTATCACGCCATGGCGGCGCCAAAGACGCGGTGGTTTGGGATTTTGAATCCCCTCGATGGGTGAAAGGTGATAAACTTTATTATTTCAGATTGGGAGATTTATTAACTTCAATATTAGAAAAGGGGGATTTTGGAAAAACCATTGAAGAGGAATCTCCTAATTTTAAAGTTTTTTTGGGAGAATATGATATTCCTGAGAGTGGAAATACAACCAAACGTTTTAATTTATATAATCTTCCAATATCTTTAGAGATATTTCATCTTTTTGTGGCACAAAAGATTGTAGGAACGGGCAGAAAAAATTATCCACTTTTGAATTTTACTTTTGACTTAATTAAGTTTGTGATGGACAAAACTCAATCTGTTTTTTCCCATTCTTCTGATTTTGTTTCTGTGTCACTTATACCGCCCAACTTTAAGATGGATTTAACCTCAATCGACTTGCCCTCAAAAGAGCTTGAAAATGCCCTAGAGGGAGAAAGAAAAGAATTTTTACAGCTAAAAAATAATAGTACTATTAACACGCTAAAGGTGACAAGCATCAAAAACACTTCGAATTGTTTTGTTTTACACTCTAAAAGAAAATTAGAGGCCGGTGAGATGTCCCCCTATAGAGGAGATATCAAAGAGGATGAGCAGCGCGGCATATTCCACTTTTTTGTCGGCGGTCCAGATCGCGGCATACTTAAAAAAATCGACTTTAAACAA